TGTCAGAACTACCGCCAAGCTTGCATAGTGGATCAAGGTTCGCATATCGTCACCCCTCATCCTCTGCCAACGGCAGAACGAGGCTGGCAGATTCCATCTGCGCCAACTCGCGCGAAATGCGCTCAGCGATGCGCCGGATTCGCTCCCCGTCGCCGAGCGCAAGGATCGCGGTATCCTCGATCTTATGCGGCGCGCTGAGCCCGTCATGGTAAGCCGACTGGACTGCCTCCAAAACGGTCGGAAACGATCCGCAGTAGTCGTCTCCGCGCGAGATCCCCTCATAGTCGGAGTCGAAGCACACGCCCAGCTCAATCGCCCCCCCAAACTCCTTCTGTGTGAATGTCCAATATACGTTTTTCATCGTCACCCCTCCCCGTAGACGCGGCGCAACAGTCGAGCCAAATCGTCAATATCGCATGTCAGCGGCTCGCCCTGGCTCGCCCAAAAATCCGCGCATTCCTGGGCCGCCTCGATCCAGTCAGCCTCTGCCCATTCCGCGACGCTGATTTCGCCGTCGGCGGTCGGATCGCAGTTTAGGTGATCCCGAACCCATTGCTCGTCGGTGCTACAACATGTGCAATACGCGCTCATCTCTGTCCTCCTGTGTGTTGGTTGCGCTCACGCCAGATGTAATAAGCAAAGCCCGTGCCACCGTGCGCCCGCGTCCGCCCAAAATAAACATACCGCAAAAACCCCAATGAATACACTGTTTTGACAGTGTGCGCCCGATCTTGGCACGCCGTTTTTGCCCCGTGGTTCGCGCAGTTGCAAACGCAAAAACGCGATTGTGCAAAAGTGCGAAAAAACGTGTTGACTATTCGCAGCGCATAGGCTCTAATCACACCATGACAGCGCCGGACAAGGCAGCGGAGAGGGGCAGGCCGATCTCGATTTGGATGACCGACGACCTAGTTGCAGTGCTCGATGCCTACGCTGAGTCGCAACACCGCAGCCGGTCGGAGATGGTGGTGTACATGCTCCGCGACCGACTGGGCATGTTGCCGGCGATGCCGACGCTGGATGGGGCAGAGGGTAAAGGTCATGGGTGATCCGCCTACCAATGAGGACAGCCACCTGACGCCACAGGAACGTCGCTTTGTGCGGGCGGTCGAACTGGCCCGCGAGATTGCCGATGCCGCGATTGAGCGACACAGCGGAGACTATGTGCGGGCGCTCGATGATCTGGCCTTGCGCGAGGCACGCCGACAAATGCAGGAGGGCAGGCCATGACCAAGTCCGCGAAGACCGTCAAGCTCGCCACACTGAAGCCGAACCCGCGCAACCCGCGCACGATCACCGGCGAGGCGTTCCAGCGGTTGTGCGACTCCATCAAGCGCGATCCGCAGTTCATGGCCCTGCGCCCAATCATCACCGACGAGTCGGGCGTCATCCTCGGCGGCAACCAGCGATACCGCGCCTGCAAACATCTAGGCATGGAGACCGTGCCCGCCGAGTGGGTGCGTGTTGCCACCGGCCTGACGCCAGAGCAGCGCAAGCGGTTTGTGGTTTTGGACAATGCGCCAGAAGGCATCTCAGGGTCTTTTGACTGGGACATGCTTGCCGCCGACTGGGATCTGCCCGAACTCAAGGAGATGGGATTCGACAAGCTGATGGCGGAGATAGAGGCGGATCAGGCATCGGCGCCCGGTGAAGCGGAAGATCACGCGCAACAATGGCCGGAATGTCGCATCACTTTCCCTCCCCGCGTATGGTTGACTCAGAAAACGGATATCATCGCGGCCTTGCAAGGCGTTGTAGCATCGTTCGGAGGTTCTGCAACATGGCCGGACTGATCTTGGGCAAGCTGGTGTTTGGGAAAGACGGCTTGAACTACGGCCTTGAACTTTGCCTTGCCCGCGCCGGATTGAAGGCATACCCAGTCACCGAACAAACGGCCTGCGGCTGCGACATCCTCCTTGTATCCATGTTCTGGTATCGTAACGTCTACGAACTGGCGGCCTTTCTTCGGAGAGCAGGGATAAAGCGCGGATCTGGCAAGCCGTGGATTCTCGCGGGCGGGATGCAGGCGACAATGACGCCAGAAGCGATAGCTGGCCTTGTCGATTGGGTATTCGTGGGGGATGCCGACGATCATCTTGCTGGCGTGATCGAGGAAATCGGCTCCAAGGGCCAGTGCACGCATCTACACGTCTACAAAGTAGGGGATGCCTCTATCCCGAAACCAGCAGTCTGCAAACCATCGGGATTCAGCATCTTGACCAACGAAGACGGGCCTGCGACTTTGCGGTGTGAGATAGCGAGGGGGTGCAAATATAGGTGCGCGTTCTGTTGTCTGGCCGGGCTGAAACCCTACGCAGAAGTTCCCTATGCTGAGTTGGAGAGTCAAATCAGGGCGGCACGGGGGAAGCGGTGTTCATTCTTCGCTCCTGAGCGCATTTGCCATAGTGCATGGCCGGAGATAAAGCAGGCACTACTGAGGAATGACTGCCACGACATGGGGCAAGATGCACGCCTTGAGCATCTTCAAGAAGTCGAGGGCGCGTCCGTAACATTCGGAGTCGAGGGGCTTTCGGAACGCTTGCGCCGAAGCATAGGCAAACCGTTTTCAGACGACATGATCCTTGAACGCCTTGGCCGGTTCGTGGAGACGCGCAAAAACATTGCCCGTGTGAGCGTCTATTTCATCGGTGGGTTACCCGGCGAAACTGAACAGGACTGGGCCGCCTGTTGGACACTGTTTGAGCGCATCGGGAAAGCGGACTGGTCGCGCCGTCTTGTCCTGTGCCCCGTGCTCAATCCATTGTCGCCGAAACCCTATACACGGTTGCGCGATGCCCATATTGACCTTATGCGCGACTATGGGCCAGACTGGATGCGACTGTTGCGCCGCAATGGGGGACAATGGGGATTCAGGATTGTGGAAACGCTTGTATGGGGGCCTATGGACCGCACGATGGACGCCATTGTTCAGCGCGGCGGGAAGAGCGTTAGCGACATCATTGCGCTATTGCCGGTCAAGACGATGATAAAGAGGCCGCCCGTGGCGCAGCGCTTGAGTGCGGCGAAACAGCTACTCAAGTGCGCCGAGAGGTGCGGGGTGACTCGGAGCGTACTAGAGAGCGGATGGCCGCAATGACGTTTCACTACAAGCCACGCGACGACGGGAGGGTAGTATGAGCCGGATAAGCAGGCGGACGGCGACTAGACGGCAAGACGAGGCAAACGGAGGGATGGGAACAGTTCGCATAAGTGGTTTAGCAGCCCTTAGTTACCCCGACGAGGGGGGCTTGTCTGGAAGTGTGCTCACTTTGATGTTTTCGTAATTATGGCCCCAAAGCCCACAAGACCGGGATACCACGGTCCAAAAGTGAAGCCGCCTCCCCCGAGCGCGGCGACGCTAAATCCGGGTCCGCAGCGGTCGAAAACCATGCCTGAAAGCCTGGCGGGGCTGCAACCGAGGGCGCGGCTTGACGCAATCAGGGCGATGCAGTGCCTGTTGGACCTGAAAGCGCGGCAGGGGCAGGTTGTCGAGAAGGCGCAGGTTGAGGCCGGTCACGCCGAAATGCGCGAGGTCATACGATCCGACCTCATCGGCGCGTTGCCCTTGCGGTTGGCGAACGAGTTATCGGGGCGTACGGCGATGCAACCGCACGAAGTCCGGGCGGTAGTCCTTGCGGCGATCCGCGACATGATTCGGGGATGGGCGCAGGCGGACATCCCGACGCCGGAGGAGTCGGATGATGCACAGGTATAACGCGCTGCGCGGCATCGGGGAACCGCTCGACACCAAGACGGCAGACTGGTGCGCGGAGAACGTGTACCTCTCGCCCCGCATCCCGACGGCGCGCCCCGGTCAGTGGCGGGCGACAAACGTGATGGCCTTGACGCGTCCCGGCGGACCAATCGAGGCGCTGGACGATCCGCTTGTCGAGACGATCATCTGCATGAAGGGTGCGCAGTCGGCCATGACGACAACGGCATACTGCTGGCTGGCCCGGTGCATTGCGCTTGATCCCGGCAGCGCGTTGATCGTGATGAACTCAACGCAGGATGCACGGGACAAGAGCATGGAGACATGGCGGCCAATGTGGGAGGATTCGCCCCGGCTACGCTGGTGCTTGCCTGAGAATCGTCGGCGCGAATGGACAAAGCTCTTTCAGGTGCTCAACCGTGCCCCGGTCTACTGGATCGGGGCGAACTCAGCGGGCCGGCTGGCGTCCAAGCCCATCCGCCGGCTGATACTTGACGAGGTGGACAAGTACCCTGAGAAGTTCGGCGAGAAGAAGCAACGGCGCGAGGCGGGTGCGGCGGCGTTGGCGCGGCAGAGGACCAAGACGTTCCGGCAGTCGGGGCTGGCGAAGATTCTGGAGTTTTCCACGCCGACAACCGATAGCGGCGAAATCTTCTTGCAGTACGAGCAGGGCGATCAGCGCAAGCTGTATGTGCGCTGCCACGCCTGCAACGCGGAGCAGATTATGGCATGGGCCGGGTTCCGAGTTGACACGAAGCTCGCTGCGATTGACCCCGGCGCGGCGGTTGCCGGGGCGCATTATGAATGCCCACACTGCCGAGCCGCATGGACCGACGCACAACGGTGGGCGGCGATAGCCGGGGGCGAATGGCGAGCGACACGGCAAGCCCAAGACCCGAAGTGCCGCTCGTTTCATATCCCATCGTGGTTGAGCCAGACGATCACACACGCATATCTGGCCGCGCAGTGGCTGAAGGCGCAAAGCGGCGTTGGCGCGTTGCAGGACTTCATCAATAGCGAATGCGGCGAACCGTTCCGGCACTACGACGCCATGATTAAGCATGATGTCTTCGTTGACCTTGAGGGCGCATACCTTGAGGGCGAACTATTCGCGGACATGCCGTCCTATGCGCCGCAGTACGAGGGCAAGGACAGGTTTGTGTTCGGCGGCGTTGACGTGCAGAAGGGCTACCTGGTGGCCGTATTCCGCGCCTTCGTGCAGGGCGGCGACTCCGGCCTGGTCTGGGCGGGCACGATTGCCGGGTGGGACAAGCTCGACGAACTCGCTGCGCAGTACAACGCGCAATTCATCCTCATTGACCAGCGATACCGGACCCGAGAGGTTCAGGAATGGTGCGAGCAGCACAACGGATATATCCCATGCGCGGGCGTCACCACGCGAGCGCGGTCGCTGTTCCAGGTGGGGGCGCTGGACCTCGACGAAGGGCGCAGCAACCGGACGGGCCAGCGTGTGATTGAGATGCTCACGCACGATCCCGACCAACTCAAGGACATGCTGGCCGGCGCAATCCAGCGGGCGGAAGGTGCGCCTCGATGGTGGGTGCCGAAAGGATATGCGATCAATGGCGCGTACTGCGCACAGATGACGGCGGAGAGATGCATCAATGGGCGGTGGGTGAACCCGCTCAACAAGCCCAATCACTATTGGGATGCTGAATGCCTGGCGCTTTTGGCCGCAATCCGGTTCGGAGTATGGGGCCGGGCACAACAGGAAAACAGCGATGCCAAAGACAACGAAACAGATCATCAGGCGTAAAGGGTTTTGGTGGTACTGGCTCATACTCGGAGAAGATGATGCCGTATTGGGGAGCGGCATTACGCGCAGGTGGTCTGACGCTCGGAAGGCGGCGCAAGATTTTCGAAAAAAAGAGTTGACGGCCACAATCTCTGCCGGTGTTTTGCCGGCAGATGAGCATAACCACAGCACTCGCCGCGCAGAAAACGCAATTTGAGACTGACGCTGCCGCGCTGACCGACACGCGCTTACAACTCGAAGCCTCTGTACTCATCGAACGCTGGCACGCCGCCGCAACTGCGCTTGCAACCCTCGAAGCACAGTCCATTGATTCCTACTCACTGTCGGGTCGCAACATTCAGCGTCGCCGAATCACGGACGCAAGTGAAACCGTGGCCCGATTACGCGGCGAGATAGAGTCAGCGCTGTTCGGCGGGTCAACCATTCTGGCCGATCACCGCAGCGGGTACGATGGAGAGCGGCAATGAAGTGGGGATTTCACATCGGCAAGTTCGCCGTCGGGTACGACGCCGGGGACAGCGTGCGGATGCGGCAAGACCTTGGATGGGGAAGATCCACGCCGCGAGACGAAGACAACGCCGTCGCGGACGGATCCCTTGAAACCATCCGGCAGAAGGCCGCAGACCTGCGGAGGAATAATCCGATCATCGCCGGCGTGTGTGACCGACTCGCATCATGGACAGTCGGGACCGGAATCGTTCCGCAGGCCAAGACAACGGACAAGGAATGGAACAAGGCGGCGGAGCAGTTCTGGTCGCGCTGGTCCGCGACATGCGACGTACGCGGGCGGTCGAGCCTCTGGCATCTGCAATGGCTGGCCGTGTCGCTGCGCCCGACTCACGGCGGGTTGTACTTTGAGATGCTGGACAACGGACAGATTCGCCCGATTGAGTGCGAGCGCATCCGGCAACCGCAGAAGGGCGAGCAATCCAAGAACTACACCGAAGGCGTGCGCGTGGATCTGACGACGGGGCAGGTGGTGGATTACTGCGTCCATGCGAGGGCGAAGGATGGCACGTTCTCTGCCGGCCACGACGAGCGCTTTATTGCCCGCGAGAACATCCTGCCGGTTGTGCGTCCGGCGTGGCGGGCTGACCAGGTGCGCGAAGTGCCGGACCTTGCGCCGATGATCCCGGCGTTGCAGGACTTGGCAGAGGCCAACAAGTACCAACTTTCCACGTTCAAAACCCAGTCTCAGGTAATCGCCGCACTCAAGAAGGGCGGCGCGGTTGGAACCACGTTGCCAAGGGGAACAACCACGCCAACGGTGGGGCAGCGCCAGACGTTCAAGGCGGAGTGGGGCCAGATCATGCAACTCAACCCCGGCGAAGACCTTGACATGAAGGTGTCGCCGACGCCTGGGCCGCAGCATATCCCGTACATCCGGTTGCAACTCGCACTGGCCGCGCCGTGCCTTGATGTGCCGTATGAGTGGTTCGCGCTGGACTTCACAACTGCCGACTTTTCCCGGCAGAAGGCGATTATGCTACTGGCGAACAAAGCGCTGCGGAACTGGCGGGCGTGGCTCAATGAGTCCATGAATAGCCAGTTGTGGAACTGGCGCATACCGATGGCAATGAAGCAAGGCGACCTGCCAGCTGCGCCAACGGAACAGCGCAATGGCTTCGAGGTCTCGACATGGGACCGGGTTGAATGGCAGGCACCGGAGGAACCGTGGACCGACCGGCAGGAATCGAATCAAGCCGACATGCTGGAATGGCAGATGGGTCTTGTCCCGCTGTCGGTTGCGGCAAAGCGACGCGGGGGCGACCTTGAGGACCGGCTGCGCCAGAAAGCGGAAGACTTGAAGATGGCGGCGGAGATTGAGGCTGAATATGGACTTCCGCCCGACACACTCATCAAGGCGCAGATACCGGGGCAAACCGGCAACCAGTCAGTGCCGCCGGAACCGAAAGGGGCAACCAATGGAAATGCAGAATGATTGCAAGCTGGTGCGGGTACTGACCGCGCTCATGTGCGAGCCGTGGCTGCTCACGCCGCAGATGCACAAGACGCTTACGGACATTGCGAGGGCGCACGCCTTTGGTGGGTCGGCGGAACAGGCGCAGCACGCGGCGGCCTCTGAGATGCCCGCCAATCCCGCGCCGTTCGGATTCGGCGTCGTGGACGTGCTTGATGTTGGCCCGAATGGAAAGCCTGATCCCGCCAAGATCCGCGCTCGCGTGGCAAGCGTACCCATTCAAGGCGTAGTCGGACGGAAGTTCTCATCCTCCCTGTATTCGAGTGGCGTCACCAGTCTGGACGTTTTCCAGAGGTTAATGAAGGTTGCCGCCGAGGATGACAACATCAACGGCATAGTCGTAACGATTGACTCCCCCGGAGGCGTAGCGATGGGCACGCCAGAGGCGGCGGCGTCCGTTCTGGCGGCCTCGCGCATCAAGACGGTTGTGGCGTACGTTGACGGCATGTGCTGCTCTGCCGCGTATTGGATTGCGTCGCAGGCGCACCAGATACAGGCCATGCCAAGTGCCGACATTGGGAGCATAGGCGCATACATGGCCGTTACCGACGCGAGCCGCGCCGCCGAAATGGAGGGCATCCGCGTTGAGATGTTCCGATCGGGTCGGGACAAGGGCATGGGGTATCCCGGCACGTCATTGACCGACCGGCAACGCGAGATGTTGCAGGCGCAGGTCATGGATATTGCCGGCAGGTTCAAGGCGGCGGTCCGGTCGGGTCGTGACACCGACATTGAAGACGAACACATGCAGGGGCAATCGTTCAACGCTGACAGGGCGATGCAGATAGGGTTGATAGACAGGATCGGAACATTCGACGAAGCGGTCCGCGACGCTGCGGCGAAGGTGAACAATTTACGCGGAAGGAGAACGGCATGAAGAAGGTTATGATCGGGTTGGTTGGGCTGTGTTTGATGGTGGGTGTCGCGCTCGCGGATACCAAGACGGTCTCGCTGACCGTGACGAACGGGCAAGCGGCGACGTTGAGCGATCCGGTGAGCCTGTCGGGATACCTCGACAAAATCGAACTGGTGAACAGCGACGGGACCACCGCGACTTCGACGGTTGTCATTGCAACCTACTCGGGAACAACAGCCGTCGAGACGTTTGCGAGCAAGACGCTCACCAGCGCAGCGGTCATCAGACCGAGGGTGCTGCCGACCGACAACACCGGCACAGCCTTGTCTGGTGCGCTGACTCATTACGCGGTTGCGAGCAACACGACAAACACCGTAGCCAGCACGGTTCTGTCGGTGCCGTATGTGATGCCGCTCATCGGCGGCAACGTCAAGATGAGTGTGGCTGGTACGGCCAACGACGGTGCCAACACCGTGACGGCTACGTTCTACTACGAGCCGTTGAACAAGTAAGGGGGACTAATGACGACGATTCAGCAGATTGAACAGCAGCAAGCGGAAATCGCCGCGCTCAAGGCGGATGTAGCCGCGCAAACGGCCCGTTCCGACAAGGCGGAGGCCGAGGCGACTGCGGCCAAGGCGGAGACCGTCAAGTGCGACGATGCGCTCAAGGCGTCGTGTGCCAAGGAGCAGGCGGCGGTTGAAGCGCTGGCGGCGGAGAAAACCGCGCACGCGGCGACGAAGGAAAGGCTCGAAAAGGCGGAACGGGCGCTGGCGAATCCGGCGCACATGGCGGCGGCGATTGAGGGGTTGAAAACGGCGACGGCGGAAGGCGGGGTGCCTGTCTCCGACGAGCCGATCTTCAAGACGCAGGCGGAGGCACTGGCGGCTTACAACAAGCTGCCCGATGGAATGGAAGGCGCGAGGGCTCGCGCTGAGTTCAGGGCGAAGTACAAGGACATTCTCGGCCTGTAGCCGAGGCAACGCGCAAAAGCGCAGAAGGAAAGACAAGTCATGGCAACAACGATAGGGACCGTCAATCAGTCGCTGGTTGACAAGAAGGTGGTTGAGGGGCTCCGTGCCCTGCTGCCGGTGCTGAATGCGTTCAGTTGGCGGCCAACGGTGGAAGGCAAGATCAAGAGCGATGTCGTGTACGTGCCGATTGCCACCGATCCGACCGCGCAGTCGAAGACGGCTGGAACGGCTGTTACCGCAAACGGCACGGTAGCCGGTACGTCGGTCACGCTGTCCAATCACTACGCCGCTGGATGGGACTGCAATGAAGGCACGATGCCTGCCGACCTGTTCCCCGCGTTCTGGGCCGACAAAGTGGCTGGGGCGATGTACTCGCTCGGCAAGCAGGTCATTGACGCGACACTCGCGTTGCTGACCGCTACCAACTACGGCGACGTTGAGGGCACCGACAAGCTGACGGTGGCGCTTGCCGATTTCGGGATGAGCGATCTGGCGACGCTGTGGCAGTACGGCGAGACGAAGATCAAGCAGCGGCAGCGCACGTTCCTGATGAACCCCGGCGTTGCGGCGGCGATCTTCGGCGAGTCCGTCATCACGTCGGCATTCTCGAACACCGGCAACAACATCGTGGCGAGTGGCACGGTGCCGCAGGTGCTCGGCATGAACACGATCATGTACAACGCCTTCCCGACGAACAGCGAGAATCTGGCGTCGGCGATTGTGGGCAAGGCTGCGCTGCTTTGCGCGGTTGCTCCGCCGCAGGCGCTGTCCGCTGCCGGCGAAGGCGCGGTTGCCGAGTCGCGGATCATCACTGACCCCGACAGCGGCATCTCCTGCCTCTACAAGAGCACGGCGACCCACGGTGGCAACGTGGCCGGCGAGTGCAGCCTGCTCTACGGCGTGGCCAAGGGCCAGGACGCCGCTGTCCGTCACGAAACCGCGTAAGCAACGAGGGAAGGAGCAGAAGATGAAGGCTGGTGTGCTGGTAGTCATGCTTGACGGCGGGGCGATGCAGGCTATCGCCAGTCCGACGATGGATGTGATTGAAGCCGCCGCCGCCAAGGTGCGGAAGGACCGCACGTTCAAGATCGGCAAGAGCGAAAATGCGGTAATCGAGGCAGTTGTTGTCCGTTACAACGGCGGCGACGCCACGGTTGCCAAGCGGTTTTCCTGCCGAGCGGAAGCCAACCGAGAGCGGATCATCGCTGAACAGGCGAAGGCCCGCAAAGGATAGGAAAGGCGCAACCCTCCGCCGCTGACAAGGCGGCGGAGGGAATGCCTTACTGAAATGGCATGGTCAGACACAGCGACTGCGGACTTGCGCGAGATGATTGACGACCAGGGCAACGCTTTTCGCGCAACGCTGGTGTGGGGCAGTCAAACCGTGTACGGCTCGCTCACGGATGTTGACGACAAAGCAGATGGGAGTGTGGCCGGATTTGCTGATGATGCCGATGCAGAATGGACAGGAATCGTAGCTGACTTCACCAGCAACACGCCACCGGGACTACGCGCCGCCGTCACCGTGGCGGGCGTGGCGTACATAGTGGCCAGTCGGCCAGTTGTAGCGCAGGATGGAATCAGCATCACGTTGAGGCTCAAACGGCGATGAAGTTCAAGGTCAACAAGGTTGAGTTCAGGAACCAATGCGACAGGTTCGCCCGTGCTGTCGGACTGAGTACCAAACGTGTCTTCCGCGTCGAGATGGCTCTATGGGCTGAAGATCTGGCGAAGCGAACCGGGTTTGTGAAGCGCGGCAGTATCCGTTCCGTGGCCGCAGCGCACGGGGCGGAACCGACGTTGGCTCGGGCTATCCAGAATGATATTGCCTATGCCTTCCAGTTCACCAAGGGCAAGACCAAGAAGAAGACACTCGCGCAGGCAGAGTCATACTACCAGAGCAAGCGCGACACTAGGACAGGCCGGCCTGCGCGTATAGGAGACAATCCGCCAACCATCACGGCGGGCGACGCTCTCAGACTGGCCCGCAAACTGTTTCGACATGCCGGCACGGTGCGGGCCGGGTGGGTGCCCATGAGCCGGTTTTTCGGCGGGCGGATGCCTGCCTCATGGATCACGCGTAACGCAAGTCGGGCATCAGGAACCGCGCAGGACCGAATGACGGCGGCTGGCAAGGGTTACATGCAGGGTGCCAACCGGGTGCCATGGATTCGCCGGATGTGTCCGCCGAATATGGTTCAGTTCACGGCGCGCGTTCGGGACCGGCATTTGTTGAGGATGCTCCGGCTTGAAACCGACAAGGCTGTTACCGCGTTCAACCGTCTGACGGCAAAGAGGGCGGCATGAGTGCCTATCACAAGTTCCGGCGCGTGGTTGAGGATGCCATTGCGGGGTTGATAACGCGCAGGGCTGAAGGTGTTGAGGGGTTGACCATCTACAAGGGGATGCAACTTGCGGACATGGCCGATCCACGAATCGAGGTGTGGTGCGACGAAGTGGAGCCTGAAGTGTTCGGGGAAGACCTGAACATCGGCGGGCATATAACCGGGAACTTCTTCGGAACCGTCCATTGCCGCGTTGTAGCTTCGTTCGCCGGTCTCACGCGGGACGCCTGGGCGGAATACTGCGGAGCTGTGGAGGATGTGCTGATGACATCTGATCTTGTGGAGCAACTCAACGATGGCAGCGTATCAGGGTGGCAGGCTTTTGCGTGGCGTCCCGGCCCGTCTGTCGAGACGGTTGAGGACGATCAGCAGGTCGCGGCGTGCGATTACACCGGGCGCATATACGGCTGCCCGTCAATACCGGAGGGATGACATGAAGCGAATGATACTGGCGACGGGTGCGCTCGTTCTGGCGTGCGCCGTGGGAGCGCGGGCGGCGGACGAAGTGACCGTGACGGCGACACTCAAGGTGGACTCCGGCTCTTTTGACATGCAACGGCAGGTGCAGCAGTACAAGGTGAACCAGACCACTCAGCGGGCGGACGCGGGCATTGTGGCCACATCATCGGCAACCAACGCCTTGCCAATCGTCAACGTGGCGACGGGAGGCTATTCGTTTTTTCGCAACCTTGGGACGAACACTGTGACGCTCCAGGTTTACGTGCTGCTCAAGTCGAATGACGTTGCTCTGATACGAGTTGCATCAACAAACATCCCATACTACGCGACCGGCGGGACCGGGGCGCTGGAGTATTGGGTCAACGCAGAATAGGAGGCAGTTATGCCAGTCGCAGCGCCAGTTCAAAAGGGTGAAACCCTCAAGGTCGGGTTCGGATCGTTTGCCTACACCGGCTATGTGCCGGAAGACGGCCTGACATGGAAAAAGCCGGGTGACGTGGAGGTTGTGAAGGATGAAAACAATGCGACGCTCACGAAGATCATCACCGACCCCCGCGACGAGTTCGATATGACGCTGATAATCAAGAACACGGGCGGCAGCATTACTCCGCCAATCACCGGCGCAACGGTGACGATCACTGATCCGGGGGGGGCAAGTCTCGCATGTATGAATAACGAAGCGTCGGTGCAATTCGCGCGCTCATACAGCAAGCTCCAACTCTCGCTGGTCAAAGAGGCCAGCATGACCTACTCGTAATGGCGAGGGCGGAGGGTGAAGCAATGGCCGACAGCGTTTTTCATCGGGCGATGCGGACCCACGGCGGGCGCATTGCCGGGATGCGCGTCAATGCGCTGTCGGCTTGGCACCTGATGCAGTTGGAGGCGTTCGGCAACCGCTTTGTCGCGGGCGGCGCGTTGCGGGTAGATGACGCCGTGCAGGTGCTTTTGATCTGCCGGGACCGCTTCCGGGCTGGAGCCACGAATCCGCTCGCATCGGCAATGACCTTTTGCCGATCTCCTTGGCGCCGAATGGCAGTAGCCGTGTGGATTCTGTGCCGTCGCCAGACGGTCTTTGCCCGCATCGGTGAATATGTATCCGTGAGCCTCGAAACGCCGTCCTATTGGTCTGACGACAACTCCAAGCAAAGCCGCGTCCCCGCCGGCATGTTGGTTGCTGTCCGCGTGATGCCGCTTGTTGGCGAGGATCGGGCATGGAACATGCCGTTCGGTCTGGCGTGCGCGTACAAAGCTGCGCTCGATGAGCGGGACGGGGCGCAACTGGCGGATGCCGACATAGCCGCCGCAGAAGCCGCAAGCGAGGGCAATGGCAATGGCTGAGGTCAAAGTCAAAGCGTCAATGGACCCGTCGGGGTTCCAGAACGGGGTTCGCGGCATGGAGGGCGCGATTTCTCGTTTTGGCGCTCGCATCAATACCATCGCAACGACGGCGCAAGCAGCATTCGCCGGAATCGCGGGACTGGCGCTTTTCAGGCAAATCAAAGGCATCATAGACTTCGGCGGGGAGATGAAGGATGCCGCCGACAACATCGGGCTGACCGTCGAGGAGTTGCAGGTGTTTGACAAGGCGGCGCGGCGCGGCGGATTAGGCGCGGACAAGATGCGGAACGCGCTCGGCAAGCTGGCCGACGCACAGGCGGAAGTAATCCGCAACCCTACGGGCAACGTGGCAAAGGCAATGGAGCGGCTCGGTTTGTCCGCCGACGACGTGGCGCGGGCTGATTTGCCGGGGCTGATGCGCCAGATTGCAGCCGCCTACGCACAAGCCACGGACAAGGGTGCGGCGCTCAATGCCGTTGCCGACATATTCGGCGCTCGCGTAGCGGTGCGGATGGGCAGCACGTTGACCGAGCTTGCCAGCAACTTCGATGAGCTATCCCGTAGCATTGCGCTGACAACGAGCCAAGCGCAGGAATTGGATGCCGTGGGCGACGCTTTTGAGGAAATCGGCATCGCGGCCAAGATTCATCTTGGCGGGGTGCTGGTCAAGGTGTTCGACGGCCTGCGCTTCTGGATACGGGCGATCAAAGCAGAGATAGGCGAGCTTGGCGGAGGATGGAAAGGCGCATTTAAGCTGATGGCCAGCAACGCGATTCCGGTCATTGGTCCGCTTGTGACTCTTGCTCGCGTCATCAAGGGCGCGAGAACCAAGAGCATCGCGGAGGAAATGACCAAGGAGATTGAGCAGCGCGGCACGCCGCCGGACATTGAGGCGCAGCGCACTAGGGAGCGAGAATCGAGAGTCGCGGCGTTGAAAGAATCGCTGGCTCGCATTGAGGAAGAAAAAAAGAAGACCGGCGTGTCTCTAGGCGGGTTGGTGTCGCCGGATTCGATGGCGGCTATCGGCGGCTCGATGGGCGGCAGCAATCAGGGAATGCTCATCAATCTGGCGCAGATGCAACTGCGGACAAACGAGCGCATCGCTGAACTGGCAAAGCAGCAGCAAGACATTCTCCGCGAAATATCGCGCAACACGGCAGGAGGCGCAGATGAGTGATGCCCCGGTAGTGAAGGGCGTTGACGGGATGACGCTGACGGCGACACGCAAGCGCAAAAGCGCGGCCAATGGCGAGACCACGGAATACGACTATGAAGGCCCGCTGGCAAAGGCGCAGGCATATTTCGACGATGCCCGAACCAACACCGAGTATGATGATGTGACCTTGGAGCCTGTTGGTGGGGCAAGGGGAAAAGTAACGATTGCGATTGCAGACGAGACGATGGCTGCTGCCGTGACGGTGTGGGAGTTGCGGGAGCTGGAAATCATGCAGGACATCGGGCAGCACCCGTATTTCGACGTGTCGGGGGCGTTCGCATCCGTCATGGCCGACATCGAGGAGAAGATCAAGAAGGGCGAAAGGTATAACACGGCTGACGCTGGGGCGCTGGAGACGGAAGCGCAGCGGTACTACGCGCTGCGGATGAGGGGTGTGGACAAGTACATTTCCAGCGGCGTCGAAATCACCAAGACACTGACTACCAGCGGACGTGCCGATGTAGGGATTGCGTTCACGCAGGTCAATCAGGTGGTGACTTTGGACGATATCAATCCACCAGAAAGCATTGTTGGCAATCTCAGTGAATTGCGCCGGCTCATCCGAGGCGTACAACACAATTTGAGCAGTGGCAGTTATCCCGGCTCGTCGTTTGAGGCTGCCGAGTGGGAATGGCTGATGCGAATGCCTACGGTGCGTGTCGGCGCGAAAGGGCGGCGTGAAATCATGTTCCGGTGGTGGGGGTTGGAGAGCTGGTCTAAGGTCTTGTACCCCGGCGGAACATGGGACCCAGAGGCTCCGGCAGCATGAGCACGTTCACAGGGCGCAAGCGCATATCGCGGATTATGCTGGACCGTTTGTCCGATCAAGTGGCGCAGCAGCCGCGACGGATACTGGACTTTTCCCGGCCTCGCCTGACGGCGGCAACCGGCGCTCTCGACCTCCTTGATTTCTGGTACGGGATCACCGGACCGAACACCCTCCACATCAACGGCGGCAAAGTGCCGATTGTCGGGGCAAACATCTCTGTCGCGGCGGTTGACGTTGACTGCCCTGGTACAGACACCGGAGCGCGGTATGCGTACCTCGAGGTGTCCGTCGCAGAGGCAACGGCCAGCATCGCGGCGGTTGCGAGCAGCACGGAACCCGTCTCCGAGGTCGGCATTGCGCGGCGTGTGCTGTACGAGTTGCACAAGTCAAGCGGGAGCATTGTGATTGATGCGATACGGATTACAGACCCTTGGATTCTGCCTGTCCTTGCTGAGTAGTGCGGCGGGGGCGGCGGAGTGGCAATACTGGCCTATGGATGCCACACAGAAGACCGTGACGGTTGCAGCGATGCAGGAACTCTGGACAGCCTACCGGCAACGGGCGGCTGGTGCGGACATGAACCCGACCTTCACCAACACGCACCAGAGCCTTGTCACCAACGTGGCGGCTGGCGTGACCAACTACTACCTGACCAACAGCGCGGTAGTGATCTCCAACGACATATCGGCGGTGCGGTTCACGAAGCAGCCGGCGGGGATCATCCTGAACGGGCTATTCGGCAGCACGCCGTTGTGGAACTACTTTGTCACAACGAACAGCCTGCTCCACGCAACGAATTGGGCCTATGTCGCCAATGCTGACGTTGCGGCGTGGGCACCGGGCGGCGTTGACACGAACGCGATTGGATTGCCAGAGCAGGCTATCGTTGCGGATCATGGCATCATCACAAATCCGGCAGCGGTCGTCTGGGTGTACCGTGGCACGGCCACGATGGACATTGCCAGTTACGGCGACCTCGACAGTAAGAACGCCGCAATCGGTCGCTTCCAGCGGTACGGCATGGGCGCGGTCTCAAACTCCGTGGCGTCACTCATCTACCGACCGGCCTCCACGAATGACGGCGCACTCTCGTTGACGCTGGCCGGGTGGACGGCAACCGGGGTTGAAACATCGGAGACGGTGAACATTTCCGCCAACGAGACGCAGGTGCTCGATCACTGCTACCTGACCGAGAATCTTATTCTGGAAGGCGCGGCAGGCGACATGCCGGACTGGGCGGACCCGGCGCTCACACTGGATTCCGGCACAGTCAGCACAGGCGCTCAATTTGTGCTGCGGTATGACCACTTCGACAAGCGCGTTGCGCTGGCCCGTGACTTCGGATCGATATTCATAAATTCGCCGTTCTGGAAAACGCGACCGCTGCTCAACGCGGCGCACTACGCGCTCGACAACATGCGCGTGTGCGAGCGGCTCGCGCATCTGCGATTCGTGGACGGCTATCAGGGCGACGGCTTGACGCTGGCCGATGCCTCGAATAATTGGGCGCGGCTGCCGACCGACTACGAGTATGCTGACAAGCCGGAAGGCGGCGGCGAACAAGGGCACTGGTTCGGTTTCAGTTTTGCCGGCGTCTACGGCGAGCCCGGCACCACCAACAAACACCTATACGCGACGGAGTGGGCCGTGACGAACGCGCCGATGACGCAATGGACCGGGCAGACATGGCAGGCTCAATGGCAACTGCTGCCGCGTGCGCCAATCGGATCGGACTATGACGATTTCGGCATGGGGTTCAGCAATGCCGTCTGGTTCGGCGGCTCATGGGAGACGGTGACAAATGCGACCTATGTCTTTGCCGACACGTTCGGAGAAACCAACATGCCGCCGCACAGCTATGGAGATGACAAGGGCGTGGATTGGGATGACTGGTACAGCGTGCCGCACGGGGTGTATCGCCCGATTCGGTGCCTGTTGAGGCTTGACACGGACACAAACTACATATGCAATCCATGAGGAAAGGACAGACAATGACAACGCGATTCTGGACCGTTGCGGTTTTGCTGGTGCCGGTCTGTGCGGGGGCTGCCGTAGTGCCGCGCATGGACTATTCCTCCGATGTGACGCGAACCATGATAGCGCGATCCATTGTTGCGCGGCAGTATTCGACGTGGGACTTGGGTTGGCGGTTCTACTCGGGCGCGACGAACGTGCCGCTGTCGCTGGCAGGCGCGACTTCCGTGACGTTCTCTTACGCGCCCAAGACAAGCCCGACCTGGCGCGAGGACGTGACCGGATCACTGGAAAACAGCGGAACGAATGGGCAGGCACTGGTCCGGTTGGAAGCGGCAGACCTCAACACAAACGGCACATTCGCATTTGAGTTGCGCGTCGCCACATCAACGACGGTGCTTGCGTATGCGTTCGGGGAACTGAACCTGCTGGCAATGGTCGGGGCGGGCCAGACAAACGCACTGCCGGTTGGCACCTACACGAACGGCGCGGTTGCCGTCTATCAGTCGGGGCAGTGGGGCGTCGTGTATCCTGGCGCGAGCAACACGGTTCTCCTCTCAGTCGGGGCGGGCCTCACGCCGCAATTTGCTGTTCTGCCTGTCGGCACCGCCGCGTACAGCAACGCGGGAGCGTTCGCCAGTGCCGCGCAGGGGGCGTTGGCGGACACCGCGCTTCAACCGGCATCAACGAGCGGATGGGTGGTCTCATCTCACGACGCATGGATCACGGCACCCACGGCAACGGGCATTGCGCAGGCGGTGGTTGCGCCGTACACCAACGGGGCCGTGCTTGGCGAGACTGCGGTGCAACCGGCTGATGACTGGACCTCGACGATTCTCGGCATGGCGGCGGCGACGGTGACGAATTGGGTGACGCAGGGGTACATCGCCGGGACCAACTGGCTGGCAAGCGCGGCGGCGGGCATCACGTCCGGCATGGTTGACAACTGGAACTCGGCCTACTCAG